CCGTAGAAACCGAAACGCCGGAAGAACAGGCTGCCGAACAGGAAGCGACCAAGACTTTCACACAGGAAGAACTGGACGCCATCGTCGGTAAGCGGCTTGCAAGAGAGCAGCGCAAATGGGAGCGCGAACAGCAGCAGCGTCTGGCTGAACAGGAAGCCCGTCAACGGTCGCAAGCGGCCGCCGACATTGCCCCTGACCAGTTCGACACCTACGACGCCTACGCCGAGGCTTTGGCCGAACGCAAGGCGGAGGAATTGCTGGAACGGCGGGAAACCGCACGCCAGCAGGCTGAAATGCTTGAAGCGTACCATGACCGTGAAGAGACGGCGCGGGATAAGTACGACGACTTCGACCAAGTCGCCTACAACCCGAACCTTCCCGTCACGGAGCACATGGCCCTGAGCATCCAAGCCTCGGACGTTGGCCCCGACCTTCTTTATTGGCTCGGTTCCAACCCCAAAGAGGCAGGGCGTATCGCGCGGCTCAACCCCATCTTGCAGGCAAAGGAAATCGGAAAGATTGAGGCTTCACTGTCCTCAAATCCGCCGGTCAGAAAAACTTCAACCGCCCCGGCACCGATTGCACCTGTTACGGCCCGCTCCAACGGAGCACCGCGTTTTGACACCACCGACCCCCGCTCGGTCAAAAGCATGAGCACGTCGGAGTGGATTGAGGCGGAACGGCTACGGCAGATCAAGAAGTTCGAGGCACAACGTAACCGCTAATTTTGGGAATACGTCCAATGGCAAACTCAATTCTTACTATCGACATGATTACGCGGAAGGCTCTCGAAATCCTCGAGAACAACCTCGTGCTTACCCGCAACGTCAACCGTCAGTACGACGACAGCTTCGCAGTGGAAGGCGCCAAGATCGGCTCGACCCTGCGCATCCGTCTGCCTGACCGTGCCCTCGTCACCGACGGCGCCGCCCTTCAGGTGCAGGACGACAACGAGCAGTTCACCACCCTGACCGTTGCTTCGCAGAAGCACATCGGTGTGAACTTCACCACCGCCGAACTGACCATGCAGTTGGACGACTTCGCCGAGCGTGTTCTCAAGCCGCGTATTTCGCAGCTTGCGTCGAGCATCGACGCGGACGTCGCCAACGCCTTCCAGACCATCGGCAACTCGGTCGGCACCCCCGGCACCACCCCGTCCACTTCGGCCGTGCTGCTCGCAGCCCAGCAGAAGCTGAACGAGAACGCTGCCGTGATGTCGCCGCGCTACGCCACCGTCAATCCGGCGGCCAACGCGGGTCTGGTCGAGGGCATGAAGGGTCTCTTCAACCCGACCGACACCATCAGCAAGCAGTTCAAGAACGGCCTGATGGGTACCGGCGTGCTCGGCTTCGACGAGATCAATATGTCGCAGTCGATCAAGCAGTTCACCACCGGCTCGCGTACCGCCACCGGCGGCACGACCTCGGCGGCTGTTACGACTGAAGGCGCGACCACCATCGCCATCACCGGCGCGGGCGCTGCGGCTACCGTCAAGGCTGGCGACGTGTTCACCGTGGCTGACTGCTTTGCCGTCAACCCGCAGACCCGCGAAAGCACCGGCTCGCTGTTCCAGTTCGTCTCGCTGACGACTGTAACGCTGGACGGTTCGGGCGCTGGCAACATCACCGTGGCTCCGGTCTACTCGGCCAACCACGCGCTTGCCACCGTCGATGCTCTGCCGGCTACCAGCAAGGCCATCGTGTTTGTGGGTGCTGCTTCGTCGCAGTACGCTCAGAACCTCGTGTACCACAAGGACGCGATCACCTTCGCCACCGCCGACCTTCTGCTCCCGCAGGGCGTCGATATGGCGTCGCGTCAGGTCCACAACGGCATCAGCCTGCGCGTTGTTCGTCAGTACGACATCAACAACGACCGTATGCCCTGCCGTATCGACGTGCTGTACGGCTACTCGACCATCCGTCCGCAGATGGCTTGCCGCCTCTGGGGTTAACCTGAACCTGGCCCCCGTCATCCGGCGGGGGCCGCACCATTTGAAAGGACTTTATCATGGCTCTTCCCAACGGCGGCGGCGGTTATCAGATCGGCGACGGCAACCTCAACGAACCCCTGATCGACGCCATTCCGGCTCCGGTTTCGGTTACGGCTACGGCCACGCTGACCTCGGCGCAGGTGCTCAACGGCCTGATCCTCGCCAACAGCGGCGTGACCTCGGCGCAGACCTACACTCTGCCGACCGTCGCGCTGCTTGAAGCGGACCTGACCAACTCGGACAAGGTGGGCACCTCGTTCACCTTCCGCGTAGTTAACCTCGGCACCTCGTCGGGCACCGCGATCATCGCGGCTGGCACCGGCTGGACCGTGTCTGGCTCGCTCACCATGACCATCCCCGTCACCACCGGCGCTACGCTGGTGGCCCGCAAGAGCGGTGCTGGGGCTTGGACGCTCTACCGCGTCGCGTAAAAGGCTGCTGCCCCGGCTGAAAGGCCGGGGCAGCGTTTTCGGAGGTTCCTATGCCCAACACCAAAGCTATCGGCGTCGCCTTTGCCGACCCCGAGTTCGAAAGCGTCACCGTCACCGGCCCCGTGTCGGCGACCGGCGCTGTGACCGGCGGCTCGATTGTCTCGACCGCAACCAGCGGGGCCGTTGCCAGCAACGCCAACGCCGGCGTTTACATTCTCAGCACGGCAATCACCGCTAACACGACTACCACTTCGGCCCCTGTCGGTTCGCTTGGCATCACAACCAACGCAACTGGCCGTGGCAAGCTGTTCTACGCAGACGGCACCAAGTGGCAGTTTATGGCGATTAGCTGATCCAGTGGGCGGCTTTCGGGCCGCCCCTTTTTACGAGGTTCGACATGTCTGTCATCTATCTGCGGCACCCCCAGCACGGCGCCAAAGTCGCCATCAGCGAACACGAAGCCATCCAAGATGAAATGTATGGTTGGGAACGCTTCACGCTTGACGAAGTCGAGCCCGCGCAGCACCCTCTGGACCATGACGGTGACGGCCGCCCCGGCGGTTCGCTCCCCGGTGAAAACTCGATGCGGCGCCGCGGGCGTCGGCGCGCGGAACAGGAAGACTAAGCAATGACGAGCGCGGGCGACATCATCAACGGCTCTCTGCGCCTGCTGGGCGTTCTGGCGGAAGGTGAAACGCCCTCGGCGGAAACGTCGCAGGACGCGCTCGCCGCTATGAACCAGATGATCGACAGTTGGAATACGGAACGGCTGTCGGTTTTCGCCACGCAAGATCAGGTCTTCACATGGCCTGCGGGCCAGTTGTCGCGCACGCTGGGGCCGTCTGGCGATTTTGTCGGCAACCGCCCGGTGCTGCTCGACGACAGCACCTACTTCAAAGACCCCGGCACCGGCGTCAGCTACGGCATCAAGTTTATCAACCAGCAGCAGTACAACGGCATCGCGGTCAAGACCGTCACGTCCACGTACCCGCAAGTGATCTTCGTCAACAATACCTTCCCCAACGTGGAGATGTACGTCTACCCGCGCCCGACACGCGCTCTGGAATGGCATTTCATTTCCGTTGAGGAACTGACCAAGCCTGCCACGCTGGCGACCGAACTGCACTTCCCGCCGGGCTACCTGCGCGCCTTCCGCTATAACTTGGCGACCGAAATGGCGCCGGAGTTTGGCGTTGAGCCGTCGCCGCAGGTGCAGCGCATTGCCATGACGAGCAAGCGCAACCTCAAGCGGATCAACAACCCTGACGACATCATGTCGATGCCCTACAGCATCGTGGCAACCCGCCAGCGGTTCAACATCTACGCCGGGAACTATTGAACATGCCCAACGTCAAGATTTCGGCCCTCCCGCTCGCAACGTCGCCGCTGGACAACTCGGTCGTCATGCCGGTCGTGCAGGGCGGCACCACCAAGCGCGCGTCCGTCGATGCCGTGCGCGGGTATGTCTCGCCCGAGGACTTCACCGGCACCGACACCGTCAAGTTCAACGCCGCGCTGGCAACCGGCAAGCCGGTGCGTTGCACCGCGACCAGCTACAGCATTACGGCGTCGCTCACGCCGACCGCGGCGGGGCAGATCATTGACCTCAACGGCGCGCTGCTGACCTGCACCGGCAACTTCGACGTGTTCAACGTCACCGGCTTGCAGGGCGTCATGATCGGCAACGGGCGCATCGAAGCGGCCGCCATGACGGGCGGCGACATCCTCAACGTCGTGAACGCTGACCGCACCACCTTCGAGAACGTGCTGGTGTTCAACCCGTTCAACTTCGCCTTTGTGCAGAAGGCGAACGTGGTCGAGATCAACAACGTCTGGGTGAACAACATCCGCGGCGCCTACGGCATCCGCTGGCTGGGCGATGCGGCCAACCGCTCGGACGTGCTGCGCCTGATCGGCGTGGTCATGTCGTTCCCCAACGCGGGCATCGGCATCGACTGGGACGGCAACTGCCACACGCTCCAAGCGTTCGGGGTCATCATCGTGCGCCCGAACAAGGGCGTCCACATTCGCAACACGGCGGGCGCGACTGCGCCGGAGTTTGGTTTTTTTACCAACCTCGAAATCGACTTCCCGGTCAGCTACGGCGTCGAAATTCGGGCGGGCGAAAGCTACTACTTCGGTCCGCAGTTCTACTGCCACGGATCGACCACCGCGAGCGGCGTCTTTGTTGCGTCCGGGCTTGCCCCTGACCGCATCCAGTTTGCGGGCGGCAAGATCAGCGGCAACGCGACCTACGGCATCGAAAATAACTCGCGCGTGTTGGCGGCGAACCTCGTTCTGACGGGCAACACGACCGCCAGCTATCTGAACGCCGACAACGCCATTATGAGCGCGCCTCGCGTCGAGATCGACAGCACGTTCCTGATGCGCCGCGCCAGCGGCGACCCCGTGCTTCAGTTTGACGCGAACGACTACATCGGCTACAGCCGCTCCGCCAACGACATGATCGTCGTCATCGGCGGTAACACCATTCTCACGTGGGCCGCCGACCGCGTTCAGTTTACGCAGCCGCCGCAACTGCCGGTCGTCACCGTGTCGCAGCTTCCCGCTGCGGCTGCGGGCAACCGTGGGCGCGAGTATTACGTCAGCGACGCGAACGCCACCACGCGGCTGGCGATTGTCGCCGGCGGCGGTGCCAACTTCGTCAAGGTGTTCAGTAACGGCACAAACTGGCTGATTGCATGAAGACGCCCATCCTCGGCTCCAGCTACGTCGCCCGCAGCGTCAACGTTGCGGACGCGCGCATGGTCAACCTCTTCCCCGAGGTTGTGCCGGAAGGCGGCCAGATGCCGGCGTTCCTCAACCGCGCGCCCGGCTTGCAGCTTCAGCAGACCGTGGGCGCTGGGCCTATCCGCGGGCTATGGCCGCAGCCCGGTTCGGCCACAGGCTTTTACGTGGTGTCGGGCGCCGAAGTTTACCTGCTTGCCTCGCCGACCGCTACGCCGACTTTGATCGGCGCGATTGCCGCAGGCACACACCCTGTCTCGATTGCCGATAACGGCGATCAGGTGATCTTTGTCACCAACCCGCAAGCCTACGTCTACACCCAGAGCACCGCTACGTTTGCGCAGGTCACAGACCCTGACTTTCCCGGCGCCGTCACGGTCGGCTACATCGACGGCTATTTCGTCTTTAACGAGCCTGACAGCCAGCGCATCTGGGTCACGTCGCTGCTGGACGGCTCGCAGATCGACCCGCTCGACTTTGCCAGCGCCGAAGGCGCCCCTGACGGCGTGGTCGGCATTATCGTGGACCACCGCGAGGTGTGGGTGTTCGGCACCAACAGCACCGAAGTCTGGTATAACGCTGGTGCGCCTGACTTCCCGCTGGCACGCATCCAAGGCGCGTACAACGAAATCGGCTGCGCTGCGCCCTATTCCATCGCCAAGATGGACAACAGCGTCTTCTGGCTCGGCCGCGACGCGCGCGGCCAAGGCATCGTCTACCGCGCGGGCGGCTATGTCGGCCAGCGCATCTCGACGCACGCGGTCGAGTGGCAAATCCAGCAGTACGCCGATATGTCGGACGCGGTCGCCTACACCTACCAGCAGGACGGCCACGCCTTCTACGTGCTGAACTTCCCGACCGGCGGCACGACGTGGGTCTATGACGCGGCGACCGGCGCGTGGCATGAGCGCGCCTACTTCAACAACGGCGACTTCGAGCGCCACCGCGGCAACTGCCAGTGCAACGTCCGCAACGACACCGTCATCGGCGACTTCCAGAACGGCAACATCTACCTGTTCGACCTCGACACCTACGCCGACAACGGCACGCCGCAGAAGTGGCTGCGGTCGTGGCGTGCGCTGCCGACCGGCGCGAACAACCTGCGCCGCACGGCGCAGCACAGCCTGCAAGTTATGTTCGAGGCCGGCGTGGGCCTGTCGGGCTTCGAGGCGGGCGCGGTCTGGGGTCTGCTGCTGACCGAGGGCGACGACCTTCTCGTCACCGAGGACGACATGGGGTTGGAGGTTACGCCCGAGATCGTGCAAGGGGCGAACCCGCAGGTCATGCTGCGCTGGTCGGACGACGGCGGCCATACTTGGTCGAACGAGCACTGGGTGTCGATGGGCAAGATCGGCGGCTACGGCCAACGCGCCATCTGGCGCCGCCTCGGCATGACGATGAAACTGCGCGACCGCGTCTACGAATTGTCCGGCACCGATCCGGTCAAGCTGGTCATCATCGACGCGGAACTGCTGTTGAGCGGGACCAATGGTTAACCCGCTCAACATCACCCGCATCCCTGCGTCTCGCGTCGAAGTCATCGACCCGCGCACCGGGCTGATGGCGCGCGACTGGTATCGGTTCTTCGTCAACTTGTTCACGCTAACCGGCGAAGGCAGCAACGCCATCACGCTTGACGAGTTGCAGCTAGGCCCGCCTAGCGACAGCAACCTGTCTGACCATCAGGTGCAGCAGGACTTGCAGGCGCTCGCGCTCGCCCCTGCGAACACGCCGCAACTGCCACGGCACCGCTACGGCTCCTTTTACGATACGACCGACCAGACGGCGGCGCTGGCCAACACGGCCTACGCCATGACGTTCAACACGACCGACCTGAGCCTCGGCGTCACCCGCGGCACGCCCACGTCGCGCATCTACGTGGACACGGCCAACATCTACAACATTCAGTTTTCAGCGCAGATCGACACAACGGTCGCCACTGACCATTTGGCGTGGATATGGCTGCGCAAGAACGGCACCGACGTGCCGCAGAGCGCAGGGCAGATACGCACCAAAGGCAACAATTTCGCCGCTGTTGTTGCGTGGAATTATCTGCTAGAAATGAACGAAGGCGACTATTTCGAACTGATGTGGGCCGCAGACAGCACTGGCGTGTATCTTAACAGCTCACCCAGTGCCGCGTTCCACCCTGCTATCCCGTCGGTCATTTTGACCGTGACCAACAACATCAACGCCGGGGGTCCGTACTGACATGGCCGTCCTTTCTCCTCCTCCCAAGGCTCAGTTTCTTGACGCGACTGGCGAACCGCTGGTCGGCGGTAAGGTGTTCACCTACGCCGCTGGCACGACCACCCCGCTGGCGACCTACACCACGTCGGGCGGCACGACGCCGAACACCAACCCCGTCATTCTTGACGCGCGCGGCGAGGCCGACATTTGGTACAGCCCCGGCGTCTCCTACAAAGTCGTCCTGAAGACGGCCGCTGACGCGACCATCTGGACGGTGGACAACATCACCATCGCCGGTTCGATGGCGTTCCAGAACGCCAACAACGTCACCATCACCGGCGGCACCATCGGCAGCGGCGTGACGTTCAACGGCAACACCACCGGCACGGCGTCCAACGTCACCGGCACGGTCGCCATCGCCAACGGCGGTACGGGTGCCACGACCGCCGCCAACGCTCGCACGAACCTCGGCGCGGCCGCGTCGGGTGCCAACACCGACATCACTTCGGTGGAGCAGGACGTGGCGATTGTTGCCACGGGCACCATCGGCACGGACAGCATCGGCTACCGCGGCGCACCGCAAAACTCCCAGACCGGCGCCTACGCGCTGACGCTGAACGACAACGGCAAGCACATTTCGATCACGACGGGCGGCATCACCATTCCGGCCAACGCTTCGGTGGCGTTTCCGATTGGCGCGACTATCGCCATCTACAACAACAGCGGCTCGTCGCAGTCGATTGCGATTACGTCGGACACGCTGCGGCAGGCTGGCACGACCAACACCGGCACACGCACGCTGGCCAACTACGGCTTGGCGACGTGCATAAAGGTTGGCGCGACGAC